AGATTTTGATGTAAATATGCAACTTTGTAAAGAGGACTATTTATCTTCTTGGGAGGGAGCTAATATGACAGCTGGTCTAAATGGCACATTACCTACAGAATTTGGCAATTACATTATTGCTCAAACTGCCGCTAGAGTTTCACAAGAAATAGAACAATCTATTTGGAATGGTACTACAGATGAAAATGGTCAATTTGATGGCTTTAGAAAACTATTACTAGCTGACGGAGATGTAAATGATGTTGCTGGAGCTACTACTTTAACTGCTGGTAATATTGTTGCAGAAATAGGTAAAGTAATGGATACTATTCCTACAGCGGTTTACGGTAAAGAAGATTTAAGAATCTTTATTCCTACTAGTGCATATAGATTTTATGTTCAAGCACAAGCTGCTCTAGGTTACGCTAACTTATACAACGCACAAGGCGATATACCTTTACAGTATACAGGTATTACTTTAGCTCACGCTCCAGGTTTAGCTGATAATACTATGGTAGCTGGTAGAGTATCTAATATGTTCTTTGGTAGTGATGGATCTAATAGTGAAGTTAGATTATTAGATATGGCTGATAAAGACGGTTCTGATAATATTAGAGTTATAATGCGATTTACTGCTGGTGTTAATTACGCTTTCGGTAGTGATATGTGCTTATATGCAGGATAATAATTAAGGGGGTGTGAAATACCACCCCTTTTTTTTAAAAAGAATATTAATAATTAAAAACAAATAACAATGGCGTGCAATTTAACAAAAGGTTTAGCAGTCGATTGTAAAGATCAGATTGGAGGCTTAAAAAGAATTTTTTTTGTTAAGTCATATTGTTCAGACATTAGAGCTAATGCTGTTTTTGACGGTACAGATACTAATGTTATAGATACAGCAAATTTTGCTAACTGGGATATACAAAGTGGTGGAGCTGTAACTGTATTTCAATATGATTTAAGACCTAATTTATCTTCTATGACAGTAAACTTTACTAGTGATCCTGCAACAGGAACTACTTTTTTTGAACAAACTTTGTCTATTTCTATGCAAAAATTATCAGTTGCACAAACTAACGAACTTAAATTAATTTCTTATAATAGAAGTCAAGTGTTTGTACTAGACCAAAATGATAATTTATTTTTGTTAGGTATAGATAATGGAATGGACGTATCAGGTGGTACTGCTGTAACAGGAGCAGCTAAATCTGATATGACAGGATATACTTTAGAAATGAGAGCAGAAGAAAAAGATCCATTAATTTGGATAAATGCTACAGCTGGACCAGGTACAGGTGGAACACCTACAGCTAAATATCCGTTTGATGGTTTAACTGATGAAGCAAATTTAACTATCACTACAGGATAATTAATAAATCGTTACTCAATTTAAAAAGGGTTATCTATTCGGTAGCCCTTTTTTATTAAATAAGTTTTACAATCTTTTAAATACTATTAAAAAACCTTTATAAAAAAAGCAATTTGTGAACAATATCTATTGTTTTATATTTATAATAAATAACTAATTATGGCTTGGAAAGTAAAAGAAGAATATAAAGATTTTAAACCCTTAAATATGAACTTAGCGTTTGGTGAGCTTAAACCACACCAAGTAAATAATTTAAGTGATGAAATAAAAAATAAATATTTCACAAACGAATCTAAAAGTAAAAAGAAAAAGGTAAAAACAAAAGAAGTTAAGATAGAAGAAGATTTAGATTTTATAGGGGGCAACAATGGGAACTAAAATTGAGTGGATAGAAATAGATGAAGAACAAAAAAAGGAGTTAGACAAAAAACTTCTAGAGGCTAATACTGAACAGGAAAAAGAGCTATTACATAAGGAGTATTATTCTAAAATATTTAAAAAGTATAATGGGGGTATATAATTTAAATTTTACAGGCAATATGCCACCTACAGTAATTGGGGGGGCTATATTTTTTTATGAAAATATATCTAGCCTTGTAGATATACCAAATACTAAAAATTTGATAGCATTATGCAGGTCACGAAAGACCAATATAACACGATTTGTAAGTTGCAACGCATCGGGCGGTAGTGGAGATTATGATGATCCTGTTTATCTATCTAATGATAGATATTGGAAGTTTGCAATTACTTTTTTTTGGCCGAACTCTGCGAATATAGCTGCTTATGATAAAGGCACTTATAGAAGGCAAGCGGTGGTGATGATGCCTACAATGGATACAATAGACATAGATTTATATTATGGAGATACAAACACTCTTGTTGCATCAGCATTAACTAAAATAGAGGGAACAAATATAGTTGTTAATTTAACAGCAGATGAAAACTATTTACATATAGGCGATTTTCCTGTTTCCTACTATACAGAATATAGCGAAAATGATGTTACTGATGTAATACCTGATGGCGATAATGGAGAGCCAAGCTCTGCAATAGAAGAATTAGATGCTCAATATGGAACTCAAATTTGGCAAGTTTAAATTATGAAAAAGAAAAAAGATAACATATCAGTAATACATTTAGCAGAATATAATCTGCCTACTATTACAGAAGTAAATAATAAAGATTGGGTTCAGTTTGGAGATGATAATTTATACCCACAATATTTATTAGAATTATATAATGGAAGTAGTATAAACAACGCTATTATCAAGGGCGTTAGCTCTATGATCTATGGAGAGGGTTTAGACGCTACAGACAGAGAAGAAAGCGATGCTAAAAAGGAAAGTTGGTTAGCTATTAATAGTTTATTACATAATTCTCCAAAAGATACTTTAAAATGTTTAGCGTTTGATTTAAAGCTATTTGGAATGTGTTATGTTAATACAATATGGAATAAGCCAAGAACAAAAATAGTAGAGGTTAGACATATCCCTGCTCAATATATAAGAAGTGGTAAACAAGATGCTTATGGTAATGTAAATGAATATTATTATAGTGCTGATTGGGAAAATCCTAGAAAACACAAGCCTAGATATTACAAAGCCTTTGATTCAAAAAATAGATCAGATGCTAACCAAATATTATGTATAAAAGATTATTCTCCAGGATCATATTACTATGCTACACCTGACTACCAAGGATCTACTAGCTACATTCAGTTAGATATGGAGATAGCACAATTCCATTTATCTAATATAAAAAGTGGTATGTTTCCTAGCATGGCTATTAATATGGCTAACGGAATACCAACAAGAGAAGAAAGAAGAACAATAGAAAGACAAATAAACGCTAAATTTGGGGGTAGCGGAAATGCAGGTAAAATATTGCTGACATTTAACGACGGAAAGGATACTGCTCCTGAAATAGTACCTATAAATGCTAATGACAATTCAGAAAGTTATCAGTTTTTATCTACTGAAACAACTAGAAAAGTTTTAACAGGCCACAGGGTTACAAGTCCTTTGTTGTTTGGTGTAAAAGGAGATGGTTCAGGATTCGGTAATAATGCTGACGAATTACGCGATTCCTACAGTTTATTTAACAATACTGTGATCAGACCGTTCCAGAACACGCTTTTAAGCGGTTTAGAGCCAATATTACAAGCAAATGGTATAAACCTAGATCTGTTCTTTAAAACGCTTAAACCTGCTGATTTTATAGATTTAGAAAATGTAGGGAAACTTGATGAAGATGAACAAGAGAAAGAGGGAATAGATACAGGAGATGAAATAAAAAAAGAATTTGGAAAAAAGCATAATTGTAAAGCTGATATGCCTATTGATGCCGAACAAGGTTATATAGAATACTTTACAGAAAATGCAATTAAACTTGATGATGATTGGGAAGAATTAAGAGTAGATAGGGCAGCAGAAAATGAAGAAGATGAAGAAAGGTTTTACAAATTTGCTACTGATGTGCCAGGGGGAGATACAGCAGGTAATTTATTAAGAGAGGCAACTAAAATAGGGTTGTTTAAATTATACTATAGGTATTCTTCAAACATATCTTCAAAAAGTAGAGATTTTTGTAGAATAATGGTAGCATTAAGAAAGGCTAGGAATGTTTATTCAAGGAAAGCTATTATAAATGCAGGTAATAGGGCTGTAAATCCTGGACTTGGAAAGAATGGATCTAACACTTATTCAATCTGGAAGTTCAAAGGCGGAGCTTATTGCCATCATTTTTGGGAAAGGGTTTGGTATTTTAGAAAAAGAGTACCTAAAGGAGAACAAATAGAAATAGATGGAAAAACATATAAAGGTGGACAAGTGCTACCTGATACAACGATTAGAAATTATAGAAAAGTTAGTAATGCTTTTGCAGAGAGCATGGGGGCAAATATGCCTTTTGATGATACATTAGCAAGAACAAAACCAATAGACACTCCAACAAGAGGTAAATACAGTTAAAATATGGCGATACAACATACATTATTTATAAGCACAGATAGATTAAAAAAAGATTCAGCTTTGGGTGGCTCGGTAGACGACAATCTTTTACTGCCCTATATACTTATGGCTCAGGATAGATATATATTACCTGTATTAGGAACTGATTTACAAAATAAATTAATTAGTGATATACAAGGAAGTAGTTTAGCAGGAGCTTATTTGACACTTTTACAAACCTACATTCAGCCCAGCCTTGTGCAATTTGCGTTTGCTACCGTGCTACCGTTCTTGCGTTTAAGAATGGTGAACAATAGCGTTGTAACAATGAGTAGTGAAAATGGAACAAGCGTAAGCCACGAAGAATTAAAACCTTTAATTTCAGCATCTATGGATCAGGGAGAATTTTATCGCCAAAGGCTAATTACTTATGTGACTAATAATACTTCTAGCTTTCCTGAATATTCAACTAATCAAAGCAAAGAGGGTGATTTATCTCCAACTACAGCTAACTATTATGCTGGGTTAAATCTTGATGTTTCTTATGATAGTCAAAAAGCAAATGCTTTATTAAGAAAAGCAGGGGTAACTATAGTAGATTGTAATTAATTATGATAACTAAACAAAAAGTCAAGGAAAGACAAAAAAATATTAAAAAATTAAAAACCTATTTAAATAATGGCAGGACAAAGATTAACAGACAAAACAGCTCTAGAAGAACAAACAGGTAGTGGTGACTTATTTATGGTTGTCGACAGCTCGGATACTACTGGCTCAGCAGCAGGAACGAGTAAAAAAATAGATTCTAAATTTGTAATACAAACTGATAAAATTTCAGTTACTAATACAGAGGTTGTAAATCTACATAGCACACCAAGAACATTAGTAGGGGCTTTAAGTGGCTATATGATTACAGTGCTTAATGTTAATGTATTAGTGACCTATGCTTCATCAACAGAAGCGTCAAGTAATGACTTGTATTTTGGCTATGATGATTCTAGTAACTCTTACTATTGGAAGTATTTAAGAGATTTTATGAACTTAAAAACAGATGATTTAAGTTATTCTCTACAAGCAGACAATGCAGCAGGTGGTACTTTTAATGCGTCACTTATAAACAAACCTTTTATAATGTGGTCTAATGCAGCCTTTACAGGTGGTTGGTCTTGTGAAGTTTATATTACTTATGCTTACACAAAAATATTATAATGGACACTACTAAATATATATATGCTCTTTTGATTATAGTAGTATTTGGTTTAGCTACTTGTAATGCTCAATTTTTTAAATATGCTACTTTCTATACTTCTATGAATATAAATACTAGTATGGTAGAAGATCAAGATTTTATAGCAATAAATAAAGGATATGAAGAAACTACACAAATTAACCCATACGATTACAACTTCACTATTGGAATACGCAAGATTGCTAGGTTCGATTTTGAGCAAAAAGTTAAAACTTGGTACTATGGTGATGAGCAAAGCTATAGCGATAATACTACTATTGGTAATAATAATGGGTGGGAGTATTTACTTAATTATTCTTTTATACGCAATAGGTCTGAAAAATTTACTAATCAAGATTTTTGGCTTAGATATTTAGGATCAAAATGTGTTACTAAATTGCAGTTAAAAAATGATGAAGCAAGAGATTTAAGCTATAGCTCTTTAGATACTAGATTTAGAATAAATAAAGGTAGATGGGATTTTACATTTGGACTTGTAGCTAGAAATCACCCTGTTTATCATATCAATCCAATAGAGGATTTTTGGGTTAGTGGAGAAAGTTCTTTCCAAGAATTAGCAGAAGATTTTGGTTATTCAACTCAATTTGTGCAAGGACAATGGCATTGGTTTAAAAATGGAGAATTATTAGCAACTTCAAATGATGAGTTTTTTAAGCATTATTTTGGATCGGCTATAAGTGAGTACAACCAAGAGCAATTAAACGCATTAGGAAGCGTTACAGAGCTTTCTGGGGTGCTTGGAGTGTCTTATTATAAGTATAGTAATGACTTTTGGTTGTTGGGTTGGGCTAATGTATTGCCTTATCATTATGGATTGAGTGATTTTAGTTATGAGTATAAACAAACTCCAATAGATTTAGATTTAGGACTTGTTACAGGGTGGAAAATAACAAAGTCATTAGGGGTATTTATAGAGGGTACTTATTTAAGGTATTGGGAAAAGCCTATCTATGAGTGCAAATTAGGGTTTAACTATTTAATATTTTAAAAAATGAAAAAGTTATTATTATGGTGGTAAAAAAGTTATTATTATTATTATTAGTGTTTAGTTTTGGATTTAGCCAAACAAATTGTGAGCTTTGTGTAGAACAAAATGGCTTTTATTGTGGAGATGATGAGAGTAATTGGACACAATATGCTCCTAATGGTTGTGTGCCTAATGGTTTAAATAACTTGTTTTATCTTAATGATGGCTGGTTAGATTGTGTTGACGGATCTGATGAGGCAGGCGCAGTTCCTACTACTTTAGCAGAATGTGATATATACAATATCTCTGATACTATATTTATAACTGACACTTTATATATTAATGTTACCGATACTTTAACAATAACAGAATATATAGATTGTCAAACAGGTTTGCCTTGTGAAAATATAGGCATAATTGAGATCCTTAAAAACTCTCAAAACGAAAATAAAATATATAATCTTGACGGAAAGGAAATATACAGAAGAAAGGGGTTATATATAGAAAATGGAAAAATTAACTTTAAATTAAAATAATATGAAAGAAGTAATAATGAAAATGGTAAACAGTAGAAAATTCTGGTACGGATTCTCTATACTAATGGTTATAATGTTTTCTCAAGATTTAGGAATTAGTGAAACAAAAATGAACAGCCTTTTGGTTGTTGGTGTGGCTCTAATTATAGGTCAAGGTCTAGCTGATAAATCTTGTAACAAGTAAACAAATGGCTACAGAAATCTCTGAAAATACCAAGCTCCAACTTAATCTCAAAACAATTATTGCTATTTGTTTGGTTGTAAGTAGTTTTGTAGGTCAATATTATGTTTTAAGTAATGAAATAGAATTAGCAAAACGATTGCCTGAAAGTGAAATATCACGATCAGAGTTAGATCTAAAGCTGGAATTAATTAGTAAAACGGTGATGTCAAACGCTGACAAACTAGAAAAAATAGAAAACCAAGTAGAGAAGATAGAGGAGAGGGTTTATGAATTAAAATGAGATTTCTAAAATACATACTACTATTGTTGGTAGGGCAAGTTGCCATAAGCCAAAATACTGTAACAAGTGAGGGAGCTTTAAATAAATACCTCAAAACTAACGGCGTGTTAGTGATAGAATTTTGGGCAGAGTGGAACGATAAAAACTCTTGTAGTTTTATTCAAGACCTAGAAGATTGCAATATAGTGAAAGCTGATATTGGAATTTGTACAGCACTACAAGAAAAATATAACATAGAAGTTCTACCAACATTAGTAGTTATTAACAATTCACAAGAAGTATGCCGATTTACAGGTAACTTACTTTTTCAACTAAATGTTAACAAGAAACAAGTACAAGAAAAAATAGATAGTATAATTATAAGTAAATTTGAATAATGAATTTAACAAGAAAACTTATTGAAGAAACCGTAAAAGACAAAGGCTATAATTGGTTTGATAAAGGCGATTATAATTTAAACATTGTGGGCGTTAGAAATAGTGCTACAGGTGATGAGGTGACAAATGTATTTGACGATAAAATAACATTATCTTATAAAGTAGATGGAGAATGGAAGTTCTTTAGTTTTGATGCTACTACTGATCCAGGCAGATATTGGGTAGAAAACATAATGCGTGTAGAGGGAGTTGCTTGTATGAAAGAGGGGCAGTACAGGGGAGCTTATAGAATAGACAAGCACAGAGGGAATTATGATGCCTTGTGTCAAAGAAATGGAGAGGTTACAGTATATAGAGATAGTAACAAAGATGGTTGTTATGATCTTGATGATAACAATACACAAACAGGTTTTTTTGGAATTAACATACACAGAGCAACTGCAAGAACAGGAAAAAAATCTACACAAGTAGATAAATGGTCGGCAGGGTGTCAAGTTATAGCTGATAATGATGATTGGAATGAATTTATTTTTGCTTGTTATAAAGCCAAAGAAATTTGGGGAAATAGTTTTACATATACATTAATTAAAAGTGAAGATATTTATGGGGATATTTAAGAATATATTAGGAACTGAAAAAGTTATAAATGGTGTTGGTGAGATTTTAGATAATGTTATAACAAACAAAGAAGAAAAACTAAATGCTAAAGCTAAGATTAAAGAAATAATGAACTCTTATAAAATAGAGATTGAGAAAAACATTACCGCTAGATGGGAAGCAGATGCAAATGGGAATATGTTAACTAGATCCGTTAGACCTTTAGTATTAATATTCCTTATAGTTTGTACTATGCTACTTGTGTTTATAGATAGTGGTAGTATTAATTTTCAAGTTGAAGATAAATGGACAGATTTATTACAGCTTACTTTAATAACGGTGATAGGGGCTTACTTTGGTGGGCGATCAGTTGAAAAATTTAAAAAGAAATAAAAAAAGATTATCGTTTAAGATTAACTAAGGTTGAACACGACCTTATTAAAGACAAAAGAAATAAAGACAATAACAATGTTTTAGTTATTGGTGATTTACACGAACCTTTTTGTCTTGATTCCTATTTATATTTTTGCATAGAACAATATCATAAATTTGATTGTAGTGAAGTGGTTTTTATTGGGGACATAATAGATAACCACTACGCTAGTTACCACGAAACAAATGCAGACGGAATGGGTGGGGCAGATGAGCTTGAATTATCTATTAAAAGAATAGCTAGATGGTATCAGGCGTTTCCAAAAGCTAAAGTTATTATTGGGAACCACGACCGCATGATTTTCAGGAAAGGGCAAACATCAGCTATTCCTAGCAAATGGATCAAAAGTTATCAAGAAGTATTAGAAGTACCTGATTGGGATTTTGTAGAAAGATATGAAAAGGATAATGTTCAGTATTTACACGGAGAGGGCGGAACAGCTAGAACGAAATGCAGGGCAGATATGATGAATACCGTACAAGGTCATTTACATACACAAGCCTATTGTGAGCATTATGTAGGTCAAAATTTTAGGGTATTTGGTATGCAAGTGGGTTGTGGTATAAATTGGGAAAGCTATGCTATGGCGTACGCTAAATACGGAAAAAAACCAGCTATTGGTTGTGCGGTTGTTTTAAATGGAGAGTTGCCCATAAATCTTTTAATGGAGCTATAAATAGATATAATTAAAAAAAAAAAAAATTTTTTTAA